GCGGAAAGCCAACACTGAAGCCGAGTTCATGGTGCGTATGACCGCAGGGCGGCATGTCATGGAGGGCGGCGGCACCCTCGATGAGGCATGGAAGGCGATCAGAAAGTTCCATTTCGATTACAGCGAACTGACACCGACCGAAGCCAAAATCAAGATGGTGATTCCTTTCTGGAAGTGGCAGAAGAACATTCTGCCGGTGCTGATCGAATCGATTGGGAACCGGCCGGCAGCATGGTCGAGGCTGCGGCAGGTCAAGGGCGAACTGGAGTACGCCAGCGAAGCCGAAGGGGTCGTCCCCGACTACTTCATGGAGAACCTGGGTATCCGTTTGCCGTGGAGGATGGACGGATCGCAGCTCTACGTCCTCCCCGATTTGCCGTTCAAGGATCTGAACCGTTGGATGCGGTCCGATGACCGGCCGATCACGGGCCTCAAGCCGTTGGACATGGCAACCAGGGCGTTCGCCGAATCGGCGTTCCCGTATGCCAAGCTGCCCATCGAGTTGTGGGCCGGCAAGCAGTTCTTCGCAGACCTGCCGTTGAAGGGTCGCTTCCAGAATGTGCCGCCGTCGTATGCGAACATCCCAGGGTTGATGCCGATCCTCGGCGCGTTGGGGAAAGCGGAGGAGAACCGTAAGGGCGAATGGAAGATGACCGATTCGGACCTGTATGTGTTGGATCAGATGATGCCGTTCATGGGGCGGCTGCGCCGCCTCATCCCAGGCGAGGAAAAGTATGAGAAGCGTTGGATGACGACGTTCATGTCGACGATGTTCGGTGGTGGCCTGCGGGCGAACACCCCTGAGGAGCAACGCAACCAGTTGATCCGCATGCAGCGTGAGTTGTCGGACGACATGAAACGCATGATCGACATTGAGGTCCGCAACGTCTAGACTCGCTGGGACGAAAGCAGGTTAGGTTGATGGACTTCATCTCACGCGACGATTGGCACGCCAGACCGCCGAAGAGGCCGTTCACGCGGCTGCGTTCTTCCCGTGTCGTGGGAATAGTCGTTCATCACTCTGGCGTAGTCGACCCGCCACAGGGCGTTACCGCAGTTCGAGCCTACGAGCGATACCACATGGATACTCGCGGTTGGAACGCTGTTGCCTACAACTGGCTTGTTGACGAAAACGGAGTGATCTATGAGGGCCGAGGTTCAGGGATCGTTTCTGGCGCTACCAAGCACTACAACTTTAAAACAGAAAGCATCTGTTACACGGGCTTCGGAGGCAAGAAGATTCCCGAACCTGCCCTCATAGGCATCTCAGAGGTTATTGCAGACATCCAGTCCCGTTACGGAGGGAAACTGTGGTTGAAGGGCCATAAGGACTTGTCATCGACGGCGTGCCCTGGAACAGAGTTGCATGCATGGTTGGTCAACGGATGCGTTCTTTACGCTGGGAACCCGTCAACTATCGACTTTGAGGGGATAGCACGGTTCTTCCGCGAGTTGGGAGCTGTTCTTGATGCCAAGCCGTTGTCGAGGCTGCGGCGTTCCCGAGGCGAAATGGTTCGATGGGTGCAAGCCCGCTTGCGGGACAAGGGTTACGACCCTGGGCCGGTCGACGGTGTCTTCGGGGCGAAGACCAGGTCGGCGGTAAAAGATTTCCAAACCAATCTGGGGATTCTGCGGAAAACGGGGGCAGTGGACCGTTCAACGTGGGACGCTCTGTTCCTCTTGTAGGAGGTACTTTCAATGCCTAAAGGAAAAGGATACGAAACGTTTGAGGATACGTTCGGCAGTCAAGACGACCAGCCCAACGACTCAACGTCTTCGTTCACCATGTGGGACATGAGTCAGAAGGCGAAGAAGGCTGCCTCGTATCTACGCAGCACCAATCTCGGCAACGCCAACAGCGGTGGCCGACCATTCGGAAAGTAGGTTCTGATGCGTGACGGCAAAACGCCGAAACTGGTAGCCACTGGTCGTATTCTGGTCGACAGCGTGAAACGCGGCAGTTTTTCGCTGCCGGCAGGCCAGTCGCGTTCAGCAGCCCGCAAAGTTCTGCGCGATTGACAGTGGGCCAGAAGCGCCCGAAACGTCCGAAGCCCCGCTACTAGCATGCCGCTCAAACGCGGATCCAGTCGTGCGACACTGTCGCACAACATTGGTAAACTAATCGGTGAGGGCTATCCGAAAGATCAAGCAGCGGCTATAGCCTACTCAAAGGCTGGCCGCGGAAAGAAGGGGAAGTGACTACGTCATCAAAGTTTTCGTGGGGTTCATGGGGCGAGAGGGCAGCGTGGACTGCGGTGCAGGCTTTCACTGCTGTCATCATCATCGGTGACCTTTCAACGCTTCGCACTGCGGTTATCGCAGCGGGAGCAGCGTTGTTGTCGGCAGTGAAGACGCTGGCCAGGGAACGACTCGGGTCGTGAGTGAAGAGTCGCCGCTCGATTTCGAGGCGGCGTGGTCTTCGTGGTTTGCCAGCTCTGTCAGGCAGGAACTACAGGAGGGCATCACCACAGAGTTGGAGCGTGCCAGCGGCACGTTCGAGGTTGAGGACGGCACCCACGCCAAGTGGAACGGTGAACACCTCGGCGTGTTGACCGTGTTCACCACAGACGAAGTGATCGCCTTGTTGTGTGCGTGGGAAGAAGCCGAGCGTGGCAACTGGTTGGCTCAGAAGGAAATGCTGATCTGGTTGGAGAAATGGATGCAGTTCATTACTTGTTGTGTGGAAGCAACTCCGCCTGATTGTCTGGGTTGAACCACTGTCGACCTAGTCGTTCTTGAACGACGGAATCGTCGCTGAGGATTTGTCGAAGGTTCGCGATGATTTTGTCTCGTTTTCTTGCCACAGTCGTTTTAGGCATTCCGATAACACGGCCGACAAAACGCAGAGACAACCTAACAACAATAAGCATGTCGAAAAGCCAGCGGTCATCTTCATCCAGGGTGTCGAGAGCGTCGGCTAAAGCCTCGCGTAGGGCGAGTTGTTCAAGAACGGATTCTTCTGGTTCGTTGGTGGGGTCGCAAACAAGGAGTGCCTCCAACCCTGAGAAGGGGCGGGTGAACGCCGAGGTGTGCATGTGGCGGTCGCCAGTCCGACCCCACGGGAGAAGGGGATCGTAGAGGGATTCCTTGCGTCGGCCGTCATTCGATGACACTGTCAGTCCAAGGGAAGAGGGACGGCTTGAAGCCGTAGTATGCTTTACCCTCTCGGAACGACCCTGGGGTCGCCTCTCCCTTGTCAATGAACTTCGTGATCGTTTTCAACGGAACAAACGCGTATTGCTGTTTCGGTGTCGACCAGATCCACAACCAGACGGGCATCTGCCCGTCCCACATGGTCAGAGCTGACAGTTTTTCCTGTTTCAACTTGAGGCCGTTCTTGCCGCAACCCATGACTTCGATGAGTGTGTTGACGGTGACGTAGTCAGGGGTGTACCGCAGGAACAGCGGCAGTGTCTCTATCGAATAGGGCGGACGGTTGAACCCGTACCGTGCCCACCCTTCGGTGCGTTCCTCGAATGCTCCTTCGGCTTCGTCGCCCATTGATCCGTATCGTTGCTCCCATGGCAGGTCTGCGAAACTCACCGTGGAATCTTTTTCACTAGAAGCATTTGGATTAGCCTATCGTCTGGGTAAGCGACGCCGTTGAGGGCGTCTTCGACGAGTTTACACAGGTTGGATGCGTCGGCGGTGAGGGGCGAGATGGCCTGGTCGATTGGGCCGATGGTTACGTCGGTCCAGTCGGGGTGGAAGACCATGGTCATGGAGACTGGTTCTTCGTAGAAGGGGCCGTCGTACAGGTCGGCTACGCGTTGTTCGGCATCAAGGGTTTTCTTGTCGGTGTAGGCGCGGCCGCGTGCGAATCGTGGCCGGCTCTTCGACTTGGGTCGACCTGGGATCCTGAACGAGTAGATCAACGGGGCTTTCGCCAGATCGACGGCAAATGGTTTTCTTCAACCTCCTGCTTCTGGGCGGCATCGGTGTAGGGGCGCATCATGTGGATGCACACCTCCCCGTACTCTTCCCAAACGTCGTCCTCTTCTTTGGTGGTCGGGATTCCGTCGTGGGTGGTGCAGACGGCGGGGCCGCAGAATCCCTGTTCGATTCCGTATTTCAACCAGTGGTCAAAGTCCATCATGTCATCGTCCCATCTTGCTGCCGGCATCATCGACCAGTTTGCGTAACTGCTGCTCGCCCTGCGGGCCGCGGGCAGCGAACTTCTGCCCCCATTTCAGGTCGCACTGTCGGGTCCATTCGAGAACAGCGTCAGGCGAGTAGAGCTGGCGAAACAGGGAGCAGGCGAACGAGAACAGGGCGAGGCTGCGGTCGTTGTGCGACGGACCCTGGTCCCATATGTCTCGGGCGACGAACTTGAAGTCTGCGTCGACTCTTCGTTGTGTGAACTTGGGGGTGTGGATGGGTCGTGTGGATGGTGCCGGCTGGTAAAGGGACGCTATTTTGACGATCTGTTGCCGTGTCACCATCGAATCGAACGCCTCAGCGGTGAACTCCTCTAACGTCAGATTGCTCTCAGAGCCTCGTAGAGCCTCCTGACGGCCCTCTGGGCGTGATAGCGCATATGGGAGGCGTATCCCGTTCCCGAAGCCTTTAGCGGGCATCGTGACCTGTTTGGGGTACACCTCCCTGGTGGGGGAGTCAACTATCTGGCAGGCCGCGAACATGGCGTTGCGGCCCATCTGAGCGGGAATGTCCTCTTCGAGGAACACCCACAGGTGAAACCCCTTTGATCGGCTGGTCTCCACCCATGAGGTGATGTCGAGCTGGGCGAGGAGTTCCCGCACGTTGACGGCGTGAACAAGGGAGATGTCTCCCTCGTCCCAGTCGACGGCCAACCAGCCGACATTGCAACTCGGGGAACCCTCCACCTCCATCAGTGGGTACACGCCGAGGCGGTACGGACCCCACAGGTGCCTGTGGATTGCTTCCTGGAAGACGAGGCCGCTGGCAGGCATCGGCGTGCCATCCTCGCCGCGCCACGGTCGAAACTCGCCGTCGGCTGTGTCCTTCGCCAAAGCGTTGCCTCGGAACAGGTGGCAGAACTTGTCGCCGATGGCGACACGGTCACTCACCTCGCGTACCCGTCACCGGCTGTCACCTGATCGAAAATCCGCCGGCCGATACGCGGATGCACAGCGTTCCGCAGGATCTGAGCGGGGCAATGATTGCCGTCGAGGTAGACGTTCTGCTCAAAGTGGATCCCGAGCCAGTCCATGAGAACCTCCTTGCCAGCCAGCGTGGCCTGGTTGATGAACCCTGCTGGACGCTTGATGTCTTCAACCTCGAACGGTGCGCTCGACCAGAACAGGTGCCGGCCCACACGCTGGCGTGGGGCCACCAACGGCTCGTAATAGGGTGCCACGTTCTCGACGACCCACGGCACCTTCACGAAGTGCTGGCAAAACAGGATCTCCTGGTACAGCGCCATGTCGGGGTAACGCCGCAGCCTGTGACGCGTCGCCTTCATCATACGACTATGGGACTGACACGGCGGACTCGACCACACCCAGTCGAAGTCGTCTGCGCCATGCTCCAACAGGTATGCATGGGCGTCACCAACCACCACCTCGTCATCGGGGTAAAGCTCCCCGTATACGTCGGCCACCCTCGGGTTGAGTTCCACGGCCACCACATCCACATGGGCAGGTAGCAGTGCGCGGTTGCCCCCGATCCCAGCGTAGAGGTTCAGGTATCGAAGCCTCACCGCATGTACCTGTCATCAGGAGGAATGTCGTCATCACGATAGGTGCGAATCTGACCAGTGTGAGGACACAGAAAGTATTCAAAGTCGCCGAGTTTGTTCGGTGGCCGCTTGTTCTTCGTGA